ATCTTACTTACTGTAGTAATGCCTCGCTCTTGTTGGTACACAGAAACCCAACCTCCTACACTAATAAATAAGAGGGTCTAAGTACCCTCTTTTTTATGGCTTACGAACCGTCGGAAGGATTGTTTGCAGGTCTAGCACTCATTGATAAGACAACAATAACTGCTGCATCTAGTAATCAATCTAAGTTTCAAGAATTAATGTCACTAGCGGTGTCGAAACTAGCAGGAGATCAAGTGCTAGATGCTGCTGGTAATACTACTAAGAATGGTATGCTCAAGGCAGTGGACTTAGAAGGTAAGACTACTGATAAGATTAAAGCAATATATTCTGACCTAGCAGCAGCATCCTCTGCTGTATTGGGTGCAAGAGGTAGTAAAGGTGTCCCAGATAAAGTATATTTGACAGGTAATAAATGGCATACTGATGTAGAAGCATTCAAGTTGAAGCACGTTGGTATGGCAGACTATAACTCTAGTGATGTCATACTAAAGTATGGTAAAACTTATGTGGGAGTATCATTGAAGAAGAAACCCAAGTCAGCAGCACCGAGTCCCACTCTAATTAATAATGCATTCTCTGCATACATTAAAGCTGATGGTCTTGAGGGTGCAAAGCAGAAGATACAGAAGCATAGGGTTAGATGGTTTGCTAATGTTATAAAGGAAGCATGTACAAAGGGTGGTCCTCTCTATGGATTTGCTAGCTCTCCTTCAATGAAGAGTAGAGGATTATCTACATTGAATCCAATGACCAGTGATGCTGATGCTGAGATACTATGGAACATGAAGGTGGTAAGAAAGAAGCCTGATGGTAAGACTGAGAATATATTTTTAATAAACCTTAAGAGTGATCAGGATCTAGCAGATGCTGACGGTCTAATAAAGAAGACAACTTCTAAGGGTAAGCAGGATGAGTTTAGAAAGTACGTCAATGAGAAACTACAGAGTAAAGGTGGTACCTTAAATGGTTTGTATCAGGGTTTCCTTGATATAATGAATGAGGCTAAGGTAAAGGAGACTCTAGCAGACACTATGCTTAATAGGGTATTAAAACTAGAGATGTATGATGAGTTTCCTCTTGAATTGTGGAAGAATAAAGAGTTTGAATTCTTACTGTGTGAGGGTGTAGGGTCAGTGGATAATGATCTCATCCCATCAGTACAAACAGCAAACACTGCCACCCTCAGTAGTATTATGATTGCTATCATAAGACTAAAGAAAGAACCTACTACTATTACATTGAATACTGAGGACACATTCAGAAGGAATGCTGCTAAGGTATTCTTTACATTGAGTAAAGGTAAGACACCAGTACTGGATATAGAATTAAGATACAAGGGTGACTTCGCTGCTTATCCTCAGTTCTTTGCTGGTATGACTAAGGAATTTAAAGCACTGGTAAAGCAACCACTATAATAACTGTCCACTCGGACCCCCAGAGGGGGTCTCGCTTGCTATAATAAATACATAGGGTGAGACCGAATCATTGAGATGGGTTGTCGATCCCTAAACCACGCTATCGAGGAGATGGATGTGCCTCTCGGATCGCAACCGAAGAAAGAACTAACATCCGCTAGCTATGGCAAAGAACACACACTTAGAGCACCTAGAAGATGACATTTTCAACCAGGGATATGCTGGTGCAACTAATGCTGTTAATTTTCTAGAGTCTCTAAAGCATATGCTTACCACTGGACACGGTGGCACTGACACTAAGGTGACTGTCAAATGGGACGGTGCACCTGCTATTATATGTGGAAGAGATCCTTCAACAGGTATGTTTTTCGTTGGTACTAAGTCAGTCTTTAATAAGACTGATCCTAAGATAGGATTCAACGAAGAGATGATTGATATACATTACCAAGGAGTTTTGAATAAGATTCTTAAGGAGTGTTACAATCGTTTAATTAAACTACCTATTGAGGGAGTCATCCAAGGAGACCTTCTATACACAGAGACACCTTCTAAGGTGGTCATGTGTGGTAAACCATGTTATAAGTTTAAACCTAACACTATTACGTACTGTGTTGAGTCTAATACTGACATGGGTAAGAAGGTGGGTAACTCTAAGTTAGGTATAGTATTCCACACCACATATCGTGGTGGTGAATCAATTGGTGAGATGTCTGCATCCTTTGGTGCAGGTGTTAAGCATCTACAAGGTGTCAAAGATGTTGCAGTATTCTCTTCTGAGTTTACTAATGTCAATGGACTAGCAAACCTAAGTGCTACTGAGAAAGCAAACGTTGACAGTAAGATTAGTTCTGCCAAGCGTAATCTTAGGACAGGTGCTAGATTCCTTAACTCCATTCAGAATGAGAGTGGTACCTTCGCACATAATGCACTCTTTAAGATATACTTCAACCAAGTCATTAGAGGTGGTAAGATACCATCTACATCTCAGCAGATGGCAAAGGGTTTCTCTATGTTTGTAGAGGATAGATATCAGAAGGAGATTACCAAGAAGAAGACTGCCAAGTCTCAGAAGATGTGGGAAGAAAGGAAAGATAAGAGTCTTAAATACCTAAATACTAACAGATCAGTGATGTTCTCAGCACTTGATGGGTTTAAAAACCTGATGGATGCTAAGGTACTGATCATTAATAAACTGAATAAGATTGAGGGTGTTGGCACCTTCATTGAAGATGAGAGTGGTTACCGAGCAACGGCTCCAGAAGGATTCGTAGCAATTAAAGAGGGAGCTGCACTCAAACTCGTTGATAGACTAGAGTTTTCTAGGGCTAACTTCACTGTTGCAAAGGACTGGGGTTAATGAATTTTACACAATTCCTAAGAGAGGCTACTGCTGCAAAGGGTAAGACTCCTGCGGAGAAAAAGAAAGAAGCACAAGAGGCAGACAACCATGTTGCCATAACTTTTGGTCGTTTCAATCCTCCTCATGCTGGTCATGGGAAACTTCTTGATGCTGTTAAGGCACATGGTGGTGACTCAGGTAACTATAGGATCTATCCTTCTAGGTCTCAGGATCATAAGAAGAATCCTCTAGGTGCTCAACAGAAGGTTGATCACATGCGTAAGATGTTCAAAGGACATAAGGACGCAATACAAAACAACGAAGGTCAACGTAATGTGTTTGATATCCTCCGTGACTTAAATGACGAGGGTAAAGAGCATGTAACTATGGTAGTAGGCGATGATCGTGTCAAAGAATTCGAGAAGATCACTAACAAATACAATGGAGTCCACTACGATTTCAAGAGTATTAATATTAAGTCTGCTGGTGCTAGAGATCCAAATTCAGAGGATCCAGTCGAGAAGCTAAGTGCATCTGGACAACGTAAACATGCACAGGGTGATGACCATGACTCATTCCATGCTGGAATGCCTAAAGGTACAAGCAAGAAGCACAGTAAACTCTTGATGAAGGATGTCATCACAGGTATGACACCACCTCCTAAGAAGGGGAAGACTACTAAGAAAGAATCTGTATGGGACTATGCACCTAAGCTAGACTACGATTCATTCCGAGATTTCTATATGCTCAATCAAATCTTTAAGGTTGGAGCATTAGTAGAGCACGATGACACAGGTCTTAGAGGACATATAGTACATCGTGGTACAAATTATATCATTATGAAAGACGATAAGAATATTGAATTACGTGCTTGGTTAAAGCATGTAACTGAGGTCACAGAGGAAGAATCTGATGGAATACTAAGTGATGTCCAGAAGAAGGCTGCAGATACCTCTAAAGACCAGTCAAACTATTCAGCAGACGATGGTAGTGGTAACGATTGGAAGATCGGTACAGATACATATAGAATAGCACTTCAAGATATGACACCTGGTCAAGGAGTCAAGAAGTTTAGCGATTTCAATGCTGAGATACGTCAAAATGCAGTCGCACCTAAATAATCACGTAAGAAAAACAAACCTTTCTTTTCTGGAATAGAGAAAATGACATTAGAAATGCTAGTATCAACTGCTCTGATGGAATATACATTAGACGAGCAGACACGTATCCTCAAGTCATTGGAGGAGCAGACCAAGCTACCCTCTGCGAGACTACGCAAGGGCATGGATAAGGTCATGGAAGTATTAAATACCTGGGAGCCCATCGTAGAAGGGTATGCAGGTTTCCCTGTTGAAAGAGATCACATTGACAAGAAGAAGAGAGAGCACGACAAGGATCGTAACATTGGTCGTGTTGTCCGTCATGGCAATGACTCTTTTGTAATCACAGGTAAAAAGAATGATGGCAGGTACATCATAGTTGGCAAAAAAGGAGAGAAGACTGCAAAAGCACCTGAAGATATGGGGCTACAGTCTGCTAACGAATCCATTGGTATAGACATCGAAGATCTCCATCAAGAAATGCTCTCGGAAGCTAAGAAGACCAAGGGCAAAGTAAAGAGATGGTGGGATGACGATGGTGATGGTGTTGGTTATGAAAAAGGTGAAGTTAAGAAGACCAAGAAGGAAGAGCGTGAGTGGGTCACCAAGTTGAGAGATACTGGTGTCTTCACAGAAGAAGAGTTGACGCAGATTGCGGGGCTCGATTCATGATTAATGAAGTCAACCAGAAAGGCGAGTCCGCACAGGATTCGTATCTCAAAACCAAAAAGAAGGGTAACATCACAGTTAACCCAAAGAAGGAGGATCTAATGTCCGAATTGTATTCATCAAAAATTAAAAGCAGTCTTCAAGATATTAAAGAGAAGGCAGCACAAGCATTTAAAGAGACCAAACAGAAGGTCAAGAAGTCTACACCTGTAGGTGGAGATGTAGAACCTCAGAACCCTCAAGAAGAGGTAGAGGTTAAGTCTGAGATAGATGATAGTGAAGCGAAGAAAGCAATCTCAGAGCGTATGCGTCAGCGTTTACTTCAGTTAACACAAGAACACGATAGTAAGTACCTGACCAAGTAAGCTTATACATAGAGTACTATACTCTAGTTGATCATGGTTAACTTTTTAATGCCTATCGCTATTAGCATCATAAACAAGGCTATCGATAGAATCCCAGAAGATCTGGACTCAGTTATAAAAGATTTTGTTATTAAGATACTAAAGAAGGCTGCTGCTAAGACAGACAATAAACTCGACGACGAGTTGGTTGCTGCTGTTGCTAAGGCACTGCTTGAATCTTAGTGCTTATAAATAAATTATAGGAAATTAAAATTCTCAAGAGGAGAAACAAATGGCAGTCTTTGGTACAATAGACGCTGCTACTTTCGGCAATAACGTCGCTGTCACTAATGCTGACGCTACTGTTACCAAGAATGCAGCAGACGCAGTTAACGTAGGAGATATCTTAATCTTAAACGACGTTAACTATCTCGTAAGAGAAGTGACTAGCACTACTTCAATCGAATTACACAAAGCATATGCAGGTAGTACCAATGGTACTCTCGGTGGTGCTATCAGACGTACTGCACCAAAGGCAGTTGCTGAGTATGTAGTTAAGGGTGGTGACAGTGTAAGTTACGATCTAGTATTCGTTGATACTACTGAGCAAAGCATTGCTTCAAACAAGACACGTGGAATCACTGGTCCTGGTTGGTGGCAGTATCAAACTTATGTAACCCACAATGGTGACACACGTCACAAGGCAGAATACATAGCACCTGCGAAAGCAACTGCTGGTAATGCTGGTGAC